ATTCTAACTGAGGCTGACAGACTATTCTTAAGGCAATATATCCATCTTTTCGATAAATACTGTTAAAATATCACTTATTTTCTTTTCACCATTTTTTACTAGTTTAAAATAATGCAAAACATAGAATCGAACTTAATGAAAAAGTTAACAACAAATGCGCAACCCAAGTGGGAAAAGTGAGAGCGCGGCAATTAGCGGGAAAAAAGGGTTTGACGAAGCCTGTGATTAAGAGGATGTACTCATACCTTTCTCGTGCGGAAGCATATTATAAAGAAGGAGACAACGAGGCTTGTGGAACGATTAGCTATCTGCTCTGGGGAGGTAAAGCAGGGAAGCGATGGGCTGAGTCTAAGTTGAAAGAATTGGAAGAACTTGCAAAGGTTGGAAAAAAAGGAGGAATAACTAAAAGCCCTAAAGCACCAAAATCTGACACTCCTAATCCAAAACCTAAAGGAAAAGGAAGTGCAAAAGGAAATGCAAAAGGGAAGACAGGAGCAAAGGTATCTGCAAAGGATAGAGCAACGCTTCAAAAGAAAGCAGACGATTTTAATAAGAGATACAAAGAGAAGTTAGGTTATGGAGTGACTGTGGGTGTTTTGTCTAGCGTTTATCAAAGAGGATTAGGAGCATTTAATACAAGTCATTCGCCGAAGGTGAGTTCTGCATCTCAATGGGGATTTGCGAGGGTTAATGCATATTTATATCTGATCAAGAATGGAAGACCTCAAAACCCAAAGTACACAACAGATTATGACCTTTTGCCTAAGAAACATCCTAAATCAAACAAAAAATAATGGGATTAACACACAACACAGCATACAAGACAAAAGTAGATGACATTACAGATGCAGAGTTATCTTCTTGCAATATAGAGGATGGTGCATTAGCAAGAACCACTACAGGTCTTTATATGGGGCATAACAATGAAAACGTAATTGTTTACCCACAAACAGGAGGTGTTAATCTAGGATGGTCAAGATACGACGACACACAATACACAGGTGCAGATGACAATACAAAAGTACTTTTAGCAGATGGAGTTACGACTACTTTGCCTAACAATGCAGGAAGTGTAGTAAGAAGCAATTCAAGTATTGACTTTTACAACTCTACTACTAATAAGCTTATAGGATTAAACGAAAACGATGTTTATATGGCTACTGTTGTATTCCAAAAAAGTGCAGCAAATGCTAATCAAACTCATTTAGACTTTGCACTAACAGGAGCAGATGACTACGATAGAATAAAAATGAGTATGCAGTTTTACAAAGGAAACAATGTAGCACAAAACACTCATATTATGTTTCAATACTATTTAGATTCTAATGCTTTAACAAATGGATTAACACCAACAGTTACAGCAGTCGGTGGAGCAGTTAAAGTTTGGGACATTATCTTTTTTATATCAAGAACACAAAACGCAGGATAATGAAAAAAGCAGATAGAAGAACACCAATACCATTCACAAAGAAAAGAGCTTGTTTGTGCAGAGATGGTCAATATAGAAAAAAATGCTGTGGCAAGGATTATTACTCGCAGGGAATCGGAAATATAACAGGAGATGGAACCTGAAAATGCAAATTTTTTTAAACAAAACGTTATAATGTTATGAAGTCAACAGATGTACTTACACAATTGAAATCTTTACTAGGTATGGATGTGCAATTGGAAGAAATGAAGCTCTCAAATGGGACAGTATTGGAAGCTGAAAAATTTGAAGAAGGCGAAGAGGTTTTTATCAAAACTGAAGATGAAAAAGTCGCTCTACCTGAAGGGATATACGATCTGGAAGATCAAAGACAATTAGTTGTTTTAGAGGAGGGACTAATCAGCGAAATAAAAACAGAAGAACAACCACAAAAACAAAGTGATATGCAAAACGAAGAAACTGCAATCCTCGAAGAAGAAAAAAAAGAGGAAAAGCAAGAAATGGGCTACGCTACGAAAGAAGAGTTAGCGGAAGTCAAAATGATGGTCGAAGAGATCAAAGCGATGATTGAAGCGAAAGCTGAAGAAAAAGAAGAGAAAGAGGAAATGGCTGCAGAAGAGCCTGTGGCAGAAGAAGCTGAGGAATTGAAAGAAGAACTATCAAAACCAGCAGCTCCTGCAATCAAACATTCCCCAGAAGCTAAAGCTGAACGTAAGCAAGTTCTACACTCTCAGAGTCGACCAATGACAACTCTAGATAAAATAATGAGCAAAATTTCTAATATCCAATGAGTACAAGAACAGTAGGCAGCACGTCTAATGATATAGACAGAATATTTAATGAGGTAGGAACTATCTCAGCAGATACTACTCTTACTATTGCAAATAGTGAAACGTGGTATAAATTAAATAATAGCACAGGAAAGACAGTAACATTACCAGCAGCAACTGCAGGGGTTAGTTTTAGATTTATTGTAGCAGCTTCATTTGCAACAGATAACTTTATCATTGACTCAGCAGAAGGTGATAACATTTCAGGGGTGCTAGTGGTGAATGGTGCTAGTGTCGTAGCTGATGCAGAAGATCAAATCAATTTCGTAGCGTCAGCAGAAACTGTTGGAGACTTTATTGACATCTGGTCAGATGGAACAAACTGGTATGTTTATGGGATCGGAGCAAGTGCAGGATCAATAACAGCAACTGACCCAAGTTAATAGATAAAAATTAAATTTATATAATCAATCAAAAATGGCAACAACTACAAGTATTACAACAACTTACGCAGGTGAGTTTGCAGGAGAATATATCAGCCCTGCTCTCTTATCAGGTGTAACTTTAGATTCTGGTGCGGTAACTATCAAGCAGAATGTAAAATTTAAAGAAGTAATTAAGAAGTTAGACACAAATGCTATCGTAAAAGATGCAACTTGCGACTTCGACCCTACTTCGACTATTACTCTGACAGAACGTATTCTGCAGCCAGAGTATCAGCAAGTAAACTTACAGCTTTGTAAGGATGACTTTAAAAGTGACTGGGAAGCTATCTCTATGGGATATTCTGCTCACCAATCTCTACCCAATAAATTTGCTGACTATTTAATTGGTCACGTAGCAGCTAAAGTAGCAGAGAAAACAGAAATTAGCCTTTGGAGAGGTGATACTTCTAACAATGGTGAGTTTGATGGTTTAACTACTCAAATCGCAACAGATGCTGACCTACCTGCAGCACAAGAAGTAGCAGGAACTACAGTAACATCTTCTAACGTAATTGCACAATTAGGAAGCATTGCTGATGCAGTACCTTCAGAAGTTCTTTACAAAGAGGATTTACATATTTACGTTTCTACTAACATCTTCCAAGCATACAAAAGAGCACTAGGAGGATTTGCTAGTAACGTAGGAGCAGCAGGTGTGATGGATTTAGGACCTAACCAGAATATCAACATTGAGATGTTTGATGGTATTAAAATCTTTAGAGCAGCAGGTTTAGCTGATAACACAGCAGTAGCAGCAGAGAAATCTAACTTATTCTTCGGAACTGGATTACTAGGTGACCACAATGAAGTAAAGGTATTAGATATGGCTGACTTAGATGGGTCTCAGAATGTTCGCGTAATTATGCGCTTTACAGCAGGGGCACAGTATGGAAATATCGAGGATATTGTTACTTACGGTATTACTAACTCAGCTAACTAATAAATAGGTTAATAACTAAATTGGGTAGGTGAGCCTTTGAGCCTGCCTACCCTTTTTTTAATAAAAAGAAATTATGGCTTGCGATTTAACTAGAGGGAGAAAAGAACCTTGCAAAGATGTAGTTGGCGGACTGAAAAATGTTTATTTTGTTGATTTTGGAGATCTAGGAACTGTAACAGAAACTTCTGACGAAATCACAGATATGACAGGAGACTCGTCAAATAACCTTACAGCTTATAAATATGAACTGAAAGGAAATAGCAGTTTTGAACAGACTGTTACAGCTTCAAGAGAAAACGGAACTGTGTTTTTTGATCAGACACTTAACTTAACCTTGAAGAAATTAACGAAAGAGGACAATGCAGAATTAAAGCTTTTAAGCTATGCAAGACCTCACGTAGTCGTAGAAGATTACAATGGCAACTGTATGTTGATGGGATTAGAACACGGAGCAGATGTTAATGGAGGCACTATTGTAACTGGTGGCGCTATGGGAGATTTGAGCGGTTATACATTAACCCTGAATGCGCAGGAAAGAGAACCAGCTAATTTTATGGATGTGGATTCTACACAAACAGGATTCCCATTCTCTGAATTTGCAGGGCTGTCAGGGACGATAACTATTACAGAGGGAACAAATTCCTAATGTGATTATCTTCTACAGATTAAGGGGGGCATTTTTTGCCCCTTTTTTTTTGCAAAAGAATTTATTTTGAACGTTATTATAGTATGATACTATTATCTACAAGTGCAGATGCACAGACTTTGAAGGTTATACCTAGAGAATATGTAACATCAGCTACAATGTCTTTAAGAGATGACACAACAAATACAAGCGTTGATTATAGCGTGAGTCCAACAACAAATGTAAACCATTTGGAGATTAGTCAAGCGTTATCTCTGAAGGAAGGAAGATATTATGATTTAACTCTGAAAAAAACAGATGGATCAGTAATATACAAAGACAAAGTTTTTTGCACAGCTCAGACAGTTGATCAGTCTAATAACGACTATTACACAGTGAACAAAGATGTATATACCACAGATACATCATTCGATAACGATTACATCATATTATGAAAGACGTAAGGATTGTAAATCTTTCAAATTATACGACTCCAAAGATTGTTGAGGAGCGCACCAAAGAGTGGGTTAAATATGGCGAGGACAATAACTATTATCAGTATCTAATCGACAGATACAATGGTAGCGCAACAAATAATGCCATAATCAATGGGCTATCGGAAATGATCTACGGACAGGGATTAGATGCAACAGACAGTTCCAGAAGACCCGACGAGTATGCAAAAATGAAGTCTTTATTTACAAAAGATTGTGTGCGAAAGTTGGTTTTAGATCTTAAATTGATGGGACAATGTGCGATGCAAATCATATATTCAAAAGATAGAAAAAGCATTGCTGAAGTTGAGCATTTTCCTATTGAAACATTAAGGATGGGGAAAGCAGAGGATGGGGAAATAAAATCATATTATTACCATCCTGAGTGGAGCAAAATAAAACACAATGAGAAGCCTGACAAAATTCCTGCATTTGGAACATCTAACGAAGCTATTGAGATCTATTGCGTAAAACCATACAGAGCAGGATTCTATTATTATTCTCCTGTTGATTACCAAGGTGGTTTACAATATGCTGAGTTAGAAGAGGAGATTGCGAACTATCATTTGAATAACATCAAAAATGGATTAGCTCCAAGTATGCTGATTAACTTCAACAATGGAATTCCAAATGAGGAGGAAAGAACATTGATTGAAAATAGAATTTATGAGAAGTTTAGCGGATCTAGTAATTCAGGAAAATTCATTCTTTCATTTAATGATAACACAGAAACACAAGCTAACATAGAGCCTGTGCAGTTATCGGATGCGCATAACCAATATGAATTCTTATCAACGGAGTCTGCGAAAAAGGTGCTAGTAAGCCATAGGATTGTTTCACCTATGCTTTTCGGGATTAAAGACCAAACAGGGTTAGGGAACAATGCAGATGAATTAAAAACAGCTTCTATCCTGACAGACAATGTAGTCGTGAAGCCTTTCCAAAATTTGTTAATTGATGCATTTGATCAAATACTTGCATTTAATGGGGTAAGCTTAAAATTATATTTTAAAACACTTCAACCTCTGGAGTTCACTGATGTAGATAATATAGAAGACAAAGAAACAAAAGAAGAGGAAACAGGGGTGAAAATGAGTAGCCATAAAATTCGCGTTGAATTAGCAGACCAATTAATTGCTTTGGGTGAAGATGAAGAGCAATTACTTTCACAGGGTTGGGTGTTATATGACGAGAGAGCAGTTGATTATGACCAAGAAGAGGCTTTGGATAAAATGCTAAAACTTGCGTCTACAGGAACAGCGAGATCGAATGCAAAAAGCGAACAAGATCAGACTGTAAATGAAAAACAATTTAAAGTTAGATACCAATATGCTCCTTTGCAATCAGATTCAGAAAGCAGAGAGTTTTGCAGTAAAATGGTCGCTGCTAAAAAATTGTATCGTAAAGAGGATATAATTGCTATGGGTAAAAAATCTGCAAACCCTGTAAACCCTGGTTGGGGGCCAAACGGTGCTGACACATATTCGATTTGGCTCTACAAGGGTGGGGGATCGTGCAGACATTTCTGGATGCGTAAAACATTTGTTGCAGAAGGAGTCGCTCCAGATGTAAAAAACCCTAATGCGGAAGTAAGCGTTAATGAAGCAAAGAAAAGTGGCTTAAAACCCACTAAGAATGATCCTAAAGTGGCGAAAAGAGCTAGAGATATCGGAGGAAATAAAAGAGGCTTTTTAGAGCCTAAGAAGTGGAATACAGACCAAGGAAAAGCGTTTTAAGAATGGCAACAGCATTATTTATATCCAGAACAGATCTAGTTAAGAACAGCATACTAGATGGAAACGTTGATACAGACAAGTTTATTCCATTTATAAAAATTGCTCAGGAGATACATATACAGAATTATTTGGGAACTGATTTATATAATAAGATTAGTGCTGACATAATTGCTGATAGTCTTTCAGGAGCATATCAAACATTAGTAAATAGCTATGTGCAGCCTATGTTAATACATTATGCAATGGCTGACTATTTGCCTTTTGCAGCTTATCAAGTTAAGAATGCAGGAGTATTTAAGCATACAAGTGAAAATGCAGAGAGCGTGAATAAAAACGAAGTTGATTATCTAGTTATGAAGGAAAGAAACTTTGCAGAGTATTATACAAGACGAATGATAGATTACATAACATTTAATATTTCAAGCTTTCCAGAGTATAACACAAATAATAACGAGGACGTATATCCTGACAAAGATTCATTATTTCACGGATGGGTAATATAAAAAAATACAAACCGAAGAAAAAAAACGTTATTAAATTAGAGAAGTATCTTAAAAAGGTTAAAAAATGAGTTACGGAGCAATTTATCCTTTAAGTTGGTGGGGAAATGCAAATGAAGCAAACGGATGGGGAATAGTCTATCCTACTAACGCAGGAGG